CCGCCGGATTTCGGACTGGGTGCTTTGGGCCGATCAGCTCGACATTCTGGCGACGCTCTCCGGCGTGTTTGGCGCCCTTGGCACCAGCAATGCCGGCGCCGCGTTCGCTGATATGTGCGTTGACGCCAGCGGCAGCGGCGAGACCGATTTCAGCGTGAGTCACGTCGTTCGCGCTGATGGTATTCTTGGTGAAGATGCCGATACATTCGGCATCATCGTTGTTCCTCCTGCGATTAACAGTTATCTGCGAATCCGGGAGATGATCAACTACGTCAGCGCCAAGGATCTGCCAGGTATCACCGCCAGCACTGCAGCGGCCGGAAGCATCACCAGCAGCAATGCCGTGGATGGTGATTTCTCCAAAGCCTTCAGCTCTAACGGGCTGGTGCCGATGTTCGGCTCCAAGGCAGTGATCGTGTCCGACAATGCCCCGCGCCATGGCACATCGGGTGCCTACAAATACGGGGTGTACGTGTTTAAGCCTGGCGCACTGGGCCAAGCCTTCCAGGATCCCGTGCGGACGGAAGGCGACCGGGACATCCTCACTGGCGGCGGCGAGGACATCCTGAAGGTCCAATGGGACAAATGCATTCACCCGCTCGGCGCCAGCTGGGTGGGCTCCATTCCCGAAGGTGGCCCCAGTGCCGCAAACCTGGCAAACCCCGAAAACTGGGCTAAGGTGTTCGACAAGAAGAACATCGGCGTAGCCCGGATCACCTGTACTTGCCCTATCGAGCTGTAATCATGCAGTTTCACCTGGATAAACCTGTTTTTACAGGCGTGGTCTGCCAGTTCAGACCGATCACAACCCCCGTCGGCACGGCTAACGCCACCCTAACGGCAGAGCAGACAGTGGAGGGCATCGTCGCAATGACCCCCACGGCGGCCCGCACTCTCACCACTGCCACGGCCGCCGCAATCGTGGCCGCCATTGGCGTTCCCGTTCAAATCGGGACCACGTTCGAGCTCACCGTGGTCAACGGTGCCGCCAGCTCTCACGCACTCACGCTCACCGCTCCCACCTCTGGCGGGATCACCCTGGGCGGTGATTCGGCGATGGCTACCATCTCTGCGTCCACGTCGGCTACCTATATCGGTCGGGTCACAGGTGTCTCCACGCCTGCGGTCACGTTCTACCGCAAGTCGGGCTGATGGGTTGCTTTGCCAGACGCTGGCAGGTACTGCGTGAGGCTGCTGCACGAGCGGCGGCCTCCACTTCCCCCGAGCCACCACAGCCGCCCACCAAGGCGCTGAAACCACAACGGGCAGCCACCAATGAGCAACGTCCCTGAGTTTTCTAACTTCCGCTACATCGCGGACGGGACTGCCGTCACCCCTGGCGGGGGTAAGCGGTTTGTTGCGCTGTTGGCGCTGGAGGCGACCGTTCTTCATGCCGACACGAAATGCCGGAGCTGCCCTGACGGCCTCGGCAGCATGCCGATTCCTGCGGGGACGCTGGTGATGGGCATGTTTGAGACGGTCAAGCTGAGCTCTGGCAAAGTCGTGGCCTACCTGAGCTGACCGATGAGCGTTCTCCACGGGATCACGATCCCGCCTAAGGGGCGATGGGTCTCTGACCGCAGCCCCATTGCCAGCGACCTGGGCGAGTGGGAATCCTGCGACGGCGAGGCTCATGAGTTCCACGATCCGATGATGTCGCTCACCGTCTCGATTGACGATGATCACACCGTGCATCTGTTCTGCGAGGCTGATCAGGTTGATGCTGCAGTGGAGAGGCTGAGGCGACTGCTCAGTGGCTAATTTTTCCGCCCAGATTGAGGCGTTTCTCAGAAATGCCCTACGCCAGAAGCGCTTGGAGGATCAACGGGTCCGCCAGGCGCTTCGCGATCTGCGGCAGGTGCTGGCGGCCGTGGAGCGGGTCGTGGGTGAGAGCGGCGTGGCGGCTCCACAGCCGGGCCGGAATGAGGCAATCGCCAGGGTGACCGCAGCCATCGCCCGCAGCGTGAGGGACTCGTTCGGGGCGCCCCAGCTGGCGGCCCTCAGCGCTGCCCTGGCGCCATGGCTGGAGAGTCAGCTCCGGTTCGCCCGCCAGATGGTGGAGATGGCCGGCGGAGACCTGGCCGCGCCGACTGTGCAGATGACCGCATCGCAGGCGGCCCGGATCGTCCGCGGCGTGCAGGTGGCCGGCACCACGATGGAGAACCAGCTCCTCTCCCGACTACCGGCGATGGTGGCCGATCGGGTCGAGCGGTTCATCCGGCTGGGGGTTCAGGACGTGGCCGGGGGCGAGGTGTTCGCCACCTACGAGAACGCCGTGGTGCGCACCGTGGGCAACGCGGTTGAAGCAAGCATCCGCACTGGTGTGCACGAAGCGGGGAGCTTCGCGCAGCAGATGATCTACCAGTACGAAACCGATCCCGCCTGGCTCGGGCCCGACGGGCTGGTGTGGACTGCCATCCTGGACTCCCGGGTCTGCCCCGTGTGCCTGAGCCTCGACGGCACGCGGTACCAGTTGGGCACGCCGGCGCCTTATTTCGACGGGGAGAACAAGACGAGCCCTCACCCCCAGTGCCGCTGCTACCTCTTGCCCTGGAAATGGAGGAACGACACGGAACAGGGGCAGCCGGTGAACAGGGAGGCGACCGGGGACAAAGGGGCCGAAGCGCTCTCGTTCCGTGCCGCGGCGTCGCAGTGGGTGCGGGACAATCCCGAGACGGCTCGGAGCATCTTCGGCAAGGCGCTGGGACAGCGGCTGATCGACGGCAAGATCGGCTTCGATCAGGCCGTTAAGCTGTGGTCAGACAAGGGCTAGCCATGACCGTAACCGTTGTTGCCACAGTCGGCGCCGCCAACGCCAACAGCTACCTCAGCGTGGCTGCAGCCGATGACCTGGCAGACGACTACCTCGGCCCACTGAACTGGACGGCAGCAACCACGGACAACAAGGGGCGGGCACTGATCACGGCAACCCGTTACCTCGATCAGTTGGAATGGCTCGGCAGCCGCGCCACCACCACCCAGTCCCTCGCGTGGCCTCGATCTGGCGCTGAGTGCGGGGAGTGGTCGTTCGAAGATGACGAGATTCCGGCCCCCATCAGACAGGCTGCTTTCGACCTGGCAGAGGCCTTGCTGGGGGCTCCCGCCCTACTCAGAGGCCCAGGGGCGGGCAATGCGGAGCTGATCTCGGGGATCCCCAACGCCAGCCTGAAGTCGGCGCGGGTGGATGTGATCTCACTGGAGTTCAGGGACGGGGCTGTGCCCAATAACCAGAATGCTCTCAACGTGTTGCCAGGGTTGCGGCAGACGCTGGGGTGCCTCTGCCTAAGCATGCCTATCGGTGGATCGCGTAGCATCCGAGTACTTCGATCGTGAATCGTGCCAGCCGTGGCCGAACAGCAGCTTAACCTGTTCGGCCCGGCTGACGAAAAGCCGGCTACCAGGAATCACCTGGCAACGCCTCTCACACGGGAAGAATCGCGAAAGATTGGCAAGATGTACGCAGAAAATATCAGGTTGGTCGGGAAGTTTCAGGCCAAGATGCGAGAGAAATACGGCAAATGTTTGCCATTGGAAGATATAAACAGCGCTGTTGATATTGCATTCATCAAAGCAGCGAGGATATGGAATCCAGAGCGGGGAGCATTCAGCACGATCCTCGGACACTTCGCTGCTGGCGAGGTACGCCACGCAATCAAGGCGGCCGGAAACTGGGGCGTGGCCGCCACCCAACGCGCACGCCTGGCGGGGATGCAAGCCCGCCGGATGCTGGAGGCTGGGATGACCGCAGCCGATGTGTGCCGCGAGATGGCGATCACCGAGGACGACCTGCTGGACGTTCTACGGGCCACCACCGGCCTGGCGCATGACGTGTGCGGCTTCGAGCTGCACCTATGCGATCGACCAACACCGTGGGAGCTGCTGGAGGACGGCGAGGCAAACTAGGGGAACAACGCATGATGGACCATGGCTACGGGAGCCTATTTCGCTTCCCTGGATATTCGGCTCTGGCTGAAAGAGGGCACCACGGCAAGCGAGCCCCCTACCAGCTCAACAGGTATGACTGAGATTCTCAGTCTGTCGGACGCCAGTCTACAGACGACATCGGAGACGCAGATAGCGACCGATTACCAGACCCCCTTTGGCTACGGCAGCCTGCTGGTAACCGGCAAGAGCTGGACCTTGCCTTTACGGCTCAATCTGGACACAACCAGCGATGGCTACAAGCTGTTGCGCAGGGCTGACAACAACGGCGCCAAGGGCGTAACAGTTCAGGCGTACAGAGCTCTTCCGCTGGTTGGAAGCGGCAACACCAATCCGCAGGTTGACGCGGGAGTTGCGTTTGTCAGCAACTATCAGGAGACGATGGCCCGCGGCAACATCGCTACGGTGTCATTCACCCTGCAGGGCTACGGCGCTCCGTTGGCCTATCAGCAGGGCAATCCCATCGCGACGCTGACTATCACCACCCCTGGCGCGGGCCTGTCCGCTGGTACCGCTGTGCCCCTGGTGCCCGTGACGCCAGGCCCCGGCAACCTGTCGGGCCTGGGCGCCACCGCGACGATCACCGTGAATGGCAGCGGCGTGATTCAAACCGCCACGATCGTGGCCGGCGGCAAAAACTTCAGGGTGGGCGACACCTTGACGATTACCGATCCCGCCGTGGTCGGCGCCGGCGACACTGCCCCGCTATTCACCGTGGCGACGGTGGCCTAAAGCCCCCCGGCCTGGCTCAGCCGCTGCCACTGCT